CAACGGCTTTTGTATTGCCGGAACCAAAATCAACTACAAGCTGATTTGGCAAGCTTCCAGGATCGGAACCCCAAGCTGTTCCTGATGCATTACTATCGGCAATCTTCCAAGCCAATTCACCGTTGGCTTCAACTTGTGAATCTGCATCTATTGTTACGCCATTAGTTGTGTAGCCAGTCATGGTTGGAATGATGCCGGGCTGAACAGATGTGGCTGATCCGCCAGTTGAGGCATCTGCCCATCCGGTATCTGATAAGCTTACCGTCGTATCAACATGTGGGCGCTCCAACAAAGCCAAGGTATGCGCATCAGTTCCCTGCCAAGATCGCATGACACCGGATCCGGTGCCTGTATCGTTCGCCAGTTCGAGCAAGGCAACATCATCAGTTGATGCAACAAATTCGATAAAGTAAGCGCCGGTGTCGTTCAGTGAAGATCCGAAATATTTCGTGCCTGGACGGATCTGCATGCTGCCTTGAGTTGATGGCAGCCAATTCGTAAAAACTTCCGCAGACAGGCGCGTCCGATCAAGGTCAATCCTGGCGAGCGCTTTTGAGCTGACAAGCCCGCGGTTCCATGCAATATAAGGAGCGTTCTGGCGCATTGCCGATTACCCTGTCAAACCACTTCGCGAACCGCGATCACCACGGCCAATGCGCCCGCTTCGGGCTTGCGTCCATGATCCTGGTGGAGGAAACTTAGGCTGGGACTCATCCATAGCATCGCGATTAAGAGCAAATTTCCTTGCTTTATCCCGACGCTTTTCAATTTCATCCCGAAGAGATGCATTCTGGGTTAACTTGAATACTACCCGCGCAGCATGCTCCAACTCCACATAGCGGCAGAATGGTGCCGGCCATCTTGTGAGGTCGAGACCAAGGCCAGTGTCATTGCTGACATAGCGCGCATATATCGGCGTGTTATCAGCTGACCAATAGGTGGAATCGTCGTAATAATAAAGCAGCGGATAGGAGAAATATTCATCCTCCGATACACCAACTGTTCTCAGCCAATCCGATGGCTTAGCAAACACTTTGGCATACCCAAATTCAGGTGTAACGCCAGTGTCGGCGTCCGCCTTGATTGTCTCCATGGCAAAATTCCATGATCCGGCAGAAAGGCATTCTTCAACCACCTGATCATAAACGGCAACCAGCTCGCGGGCGCTTTCGATTTCGTCGCCTGTATCGCTGAGACGCCTATTACCGCACTCGACGAGCGCGCCATTGAAGATGCGAAGCTTGGTTGTTCCCATTTGTTATGCTGCCTTTACGGGCTTGCTGATCAAGGGACGACGTGTCTTAAGATCGAGCGGGCATGGTTCTCCGGTTTCAAGATTGACGCTTGGTCCCATGCACTGCACATTCAACCCTGATGGATTGTTCATGCCATCGAGAATGACGCCTTCAATGGATAACCAAGCAATAAACGATCCCTCAGCGCGCGCGAAAATCAGCGATCCGATTTTGTCCCGGCGGGTATTCAGCGCATCCTTGGCAACCATGCCACAAACATTCGTCCATGCACCTGGATTGAGAAGATCCTCATATGTCCAGTCTGATGGCACCGATATGGTTAGAACCGAGTGATCATGGCCAAGCTCTTGCAAGCTGCTCGGCTTGAACTTCTTAAGCTGTGCCTGACGCAGCATTGACACGGGCGCTTTAGGTGTAGCAGATGCTTTCGCAGGCTTTGCAGCCACGGTTGTATCACTCATCGAATATCCTTTTGTGATGAAACAAGAGGGGCGGCGCAATGCCGCCCACTCAGGCTTAGTCGGTATCCAGGACAATTGTCCCCTGTGTCACGCCAGTGTCGCTCACAGCGGAGAAATGCGCCTGATAGGCATCTGGCGTGGTCAATTCCTGCCACGTCAGTGTGTCGCCAGCGCGAACGCCTTTGTCATAGGCATCTGTGAAGAAGCCTGACGCAACGATCGTTGCCGGACTGTCACCCGTATCGGAATAGATCCAATGACGAGATCCAGCGATCCCCTGAGAAGTCAGGTTCAGCTTTGCGGTTTTGTAAGCCATCTCAGCAATCTCCCTTAAATGCCAGAGGCATCATGCAAGAACTGCACAATACCGTTCTGCTGAAGAAGCTTGGCCCCGGTGAAGGACGATGCACGAGCATAGGAATAATCCTGCTCGTCATTGTAACCAATCGCCACATTCAGGCCCTCGCCAGAGTCAAAAGCGCTACCTACTGCATCCTTATGGAAAAAATAGCATTGCTCTGACGCGGTGCCGACACCAGTCAAGTTAGGATGAAACAACCAATTGACTATAAATCGGGTAATTTTCACTACCCGCTGGACTTTATCTTCATCTACAAAGTAGATGCAGCGTGCAGAGTCTCTGAGCCAAGCACATGATCTAAATAAGACTGTATCTTTGCGTTCTTTCTACTTGAGTGAAAGTAAAATCCGGCATCGATAAACGATCGAATATTTGGATAAATGGCGTGCATATTTCTATATCGCCCTTTTTCATATTCGCCAATCTTACCAACTTTCACGCCAAGAGATCTCATTATGTTGGCGGCCCCAGCGACAATCTCGCGCTTCGTCATGGCGAAACCAAGTTGCCACTGTGGATATTTGGCTTTAACCAAACTATAGGCGATATACCCATCGCTATCCATCAGGCCCGCTATAAGATCTCTCTTCACATCGTCATCTGCAGAAAAGTAAAATTGTGGGATTATCGCCTTGAAGCTTGTGTTGACTGAGAAAAAATCAAACACATCTCGCCGCGCTGCCCGGAGATGATAGATCAGCAATCCTTTTTCCGGCTTCCTTTCGAACACCGAATATTTTATGCCAAAGGTTGATGCTATTTCATCTCTTACTCGTTCGATCGGTTCCAGATCTTGCTTTGCAATCTGGATACTTCGACGCGAGTACCACTTTCCGTTTTCGTGTAGTTCAGATGCGCTATGAAAACATCCGTCTCCCAGGATGAAGCCAATGCTATATGCTGTCTGTGAAAGTTGTTCATGATACTTTTCGCTGCTGATTGTCCACGTATCCATAACACTTTTCCTCTTTGGGGGTTAGGGCTTTAGGAGTTTCCAGCATATCTCGCTGTTAATTTATCTGAGGATTTCGCCTCAGCAGGGCTCAACTGTTGGTCAACCCTGCCCAACGAATCATCCGTCTAGCGGGACCCGTCAGGAACTTCATATCCACATAATCAGACTTGGTGAACTCGGGGATCTGCATAAGATACCCGCGTACCGCTGGCGTTCCAACAGCAAACATGTTCTCTTCTTCTTCGACGGGAACTTCGTTCTCGCCGAGTGTCGTCACTGCTTTCGCAGGAACGGAAAGAGCCATCTGTGTTGCTGCGCCAAGGTTGCTGGTTGCAGTATCATACTGAGCAATAATGTCAGCATCGATACGACGATTAAGCACCTTGCGTGTCGTCATCTGCATGAGACGTTTCTGATCTCCCTGAGACTGGAAGATGTTGAAGCGAGTCTTGCGAACAAGATCCAGAATAGCGCTTCTTCTATTCAGACTGTCGCTTCCCCCTTGAGGGTCCGGACACTCAGTCGTTGCCTGTGGGTGTGAAAATGAATCATCTGCTCGATCTTGTGCTTTTTTATGCGAGAATGTTTCACAAGCTTGGGCAGAAAATTTAAGGCGAATGAAGCATCTCTTGGACCTAAGCCCCTCCACCACACTTTCAGATGATCGCCTCTTGAGTTGCTCTTGATAGTTCCCCCGAATGCCTTTTGAAGAAACTCCAAGGCAGGAAGATCCATCGCATGCTCTGTAACGCTCAATCTTATGTGACGGTCCTTGCTTGCGCCAAATGAGAAACAGCCATCCCCGTCAAGGAATCCTGCTAACCATGGACAAGATGGATGGTTTTTAGGCTTGATTGGCCCGACATTCCGGCGAGAAACCTTGGACTGCTCCTGAAGCAACGCCCATTCATTAGCAGTAAGGAACTTTTGTCCCTTTGCCTGAGAACGGTACTCTCTCCAGTAATCCAATAACCATTGCCAATGCCTGGCTTTAATAACCTGATGCTTGATCAAGCGCGGCAGCAACATCTCCAGTTCATTCCGATGCCCGACAAACCATTGATTGTATTTGTCGTGATACCGGTTAAAATGACCCATTCCAGTAAGAGTTGGGAGAGATGCAACTAGGCCGTGGTGATCTACCGCGTCAGATGATGCAAGGTGCAGTTTTAGGCTGACCCTTATATTTTCATCGTAACCGCGATGACATTCAAATGATAATGACCCGTCTGCGTCAAGCAGGCCGGCCAAGTATCTCACTAAAGATTCATTCATTATCTCAAGCCCCGTGATGTTTTGGGCGAGAACCCTTCAGTCAGGTTGGTGACTTAACACTTCCCTGTTTTTCAGTCCAGATGAAACGGCACCATCTACCTTCAATGCCATTCAGAAAGCGTGGCAGTCGGCTGGGTCATACTGTCTGCGCGAGCAGGAATAAGCCCATTGATACCACGCGTTACAGCCGCTGCGCCACCGGAACCGGCGACAAGAAACACGGCTGAATTACCTTTTATCACAGCTTCGGTGACGGTTGTCTGTCGAAGGTGTGATTCGCCCTCTTCGAAGGTCTCGACAAGCTGCTGTCGATACTGAACTTGGGCTGCACTTTCTGCCATAATGGCATCTCCTTGTGCTGTTGAAGATGCCGTCCGTTCGGTTAACCCTTTCCGATACAGTTGCGGGTTGACCAGTCTTCGAGAGACTGGCGCCGCTTATGCACCCAAGAGCGCTTTCGTGACGGTTGCGGTGAGTTTTGGCTGATCATCCGGCGCCGCTAAGCGGGTTAACCAGATTATATCAGCCGGGGTAGACAAGCTCAATTGCGAGCTTGTATCTTTTGTTTGGCTGCAATGAGTTTTTGCTCTTCGGCTTGGATCTCATTGCTCCAATATTTCTTTGAATCCTCGCGGCGCATCTTTTTCAGTTCATCGAGACGGCCGTCAATTGATTTAGCCCCGTCGCCGGCTGCGTCATCGACAACTGCGGCAGCGGGATTGATCTCATGCGCCATGGATACCAGGAAGCGAACCATATCAGGATCGTTGCCGATAACCCTGCCGTCAGATGTGCGCCCACCCATAAGTCTAGAGAATAAACCGCTCTCATTGGTGATGTCTGTTCCGCCCGGAGCAGACGCGAATAGCGCTCCGATGGAATTCCTCATCCGATCAAAGCTAGCACCATACTCTTCCTTCAAAACCTGCCTTGCCTCGCGGCTGAAGGTGTCATCCGCATCGTCTTGTGCGGCAGCTTCCTGCTCCTGGTGGGTGTAATACCAGTTTAGGGCTGCGCTCATCACCTGTGGCGTGGCACCTGATTTGTGAACCGCGGCAGCAAATGCATCAACAAGCGGCTTGTCCGCATCGCCGATGACTGCGCCATTTTCAAGTTTGATTTCTTTGAAGTAATCTTCCGGTTTCTCAGGAACACCAAGTGCTTTGTGGAATGCTTCGATGTCCTCAGGCTTGGCGTCAGCGCCAGGAACTTTGAGAAGTCCGCCGCCATTAAGGCGATTATCTAACTCGCGATACATCCCATAAACACCGGCTGGATCGGCAATCCGTTCCAGACGCTTCAATTCGCGAGCATAGGCTTTCTTGTCTCCAGACGAGATCCGTTCGGCGAGCTTCTCACGCCAATTGTCTGGCCAATATGGCTTGGCTGGCTCCCGCTCTTCTTCTTCGTCGCCCGCTCCGGTAGCAATGGTTCCCTTCTTCTGGCCCTTTGCGGGCTCCTTGGCTGGCTTCTCCTCGGCGGGTGGCGTCTTTGCTTCAGTATCGCCCTTTGGCTGCGCAGAGGCATCGTCGCCATTATTTCCGGCATTCTCGTCGCTACCGGGAAGAAGAGCCAAATCGTCTGCGGAAAACTGTGGTGCTTCGTCAGTCATATTAAGCCTTTTTGATTTGCTGCATCGCAGTCATCTTCTCGTCACGGCACTTCATTGCCGCGGCAAACCGAGCCTTGTCTTTCTTGATCCGCTCTGCTTCAATGAGTGTATGGAGATCGCTTTCCGCTATCATCTTTTTTTCATCGTACTTTTCGGGCATTCGACTAATCCTTTAAAACTTCAGGTTTCAGCTGTTGCGCCATGATGATCTGTTTGGCGACATATTGGCGCCCGTCCATCCACGCGCCTATCCGGCCATTCGGATCATTCATGCAGAAGCCATTGTCGTAATAACGACAAGCTTCATTTATGATCCAATCCAGAACGCGCTTGCAATCTGCCGGGCTCGGTGGGGGCGGATCTTCGCCGGGCGGAAAAGGATGCTCTGCACCACGTGCATAAAGGCTTATTGCCTGCATCGCTCTAGCGTCAGCCCGCTTTAAAAGCGTTGGCAGATAGACATCAATTTTCTGGGTCATTTGCACTATGCCGCGGGAGCCGCTTGCGCCTGCGCCCCGGCCTTAACTAAGGATTCCATGGCTTTGCCACCCTGCCCAGCTATCTGGGAAACCTGATCGGCGGCTGCCATCGACTTCATGGCTTCAGCCTCTTGCGCATCTGCTGCTCGTTTTTCTTCGACAGCTTCGCGCGGCTTGAACCATTTGGCCTTCCAACCGGCCGCCCGCATGGCATCGCGCGTGGCTTCGGTTAGCTCGACATTCTCCATCTGAGATGGATCAATCTGAGCTGCGGGACCAACAATTCTGCCCATAATATCCATGTAGGTTTCAGCTTCATTCTGCTCGGCAAGATCGGCAAGCGGCGAACGGAATTTGAATTGGATGTCACGGCCTTGTAGGCTTTCCGGCATTCCTTCGATGGGAAAAGCACCTTCGTCACTCAGGACTGTGAATATGCCATCGCAAAGCGGATCATTATAATCTTCGATCACCGGCTCAAAGATCGGCGACTGCGCCTTAACGCTTTCCTGAAGACGCCGACCAACTTCGAACGCCGTCATGTCCTTTGATGTCTCTGGTAATTGGATTTTATCCAAGAGCATTCCGGCCCGGATGTCTTCCTTAAGCGCCGACGCCAATTCCATTCCGATTGGGAAACCGCCTCTATCGCGCGTAATTGGCCTGAGAACCTCGCCAAGGCGTTCGTCATATTCGATATCCGCTGTTGTCACTCCGCCAGCGTACAAGGCTATATCACCGCGGATAGCATCGCCGACAGCAAGCATAGGCGGATCAACATATTTCTCCCCGGCCTCGCGAAGCGTGCGCATCATAACCTGAAGCGTTCGCCCATCTGGCAGGAGGATGCCAGTTGCCATCGAAACGCCATACGGCGATCCAGAAATCGTCTGCCAGCGTGGAACCACATAGCAGAAATAGTTCAGGCCTACTTCTTCGAGAACAGTCTCCGAAGCACATTCGACATAAAGCGAAATAAACGGATATTCCTTGCCACCCTTGGATCTGTAATGGTAGAGCCGAGATGGCAAGACAACGTGACGGCAGGCGAATGTTTTTTCAGGATCTTTCTCGCAAGCCTTCATGACTTCCCGACTAACCTTGTCCTGGAAGTGATGCTTTAGTTGCCGCGCCGATGGCTTCCAGTTGCGATGCAAGACATCAATGCGGCCTTCAGCATTTTCTGACCAGGCACAATCCCGCAAATGATAGTTCTTGAACAGTAAACCAGTGCGTGTGATATTAGGCCCAAACTTTATGACGCCGTTGCCAAACGTCGCAAAATCATGATCAGTCTCTTTGGTAGCGCGAACAAACCCTGTATTCCGATCATACATTGCCCGCCACTGAATATTGGTGATATGCTCAAGATAGGCGCGCTCGGCATCGGACTCATCCAGACCTTCATCATCCACATGGACTGAGAACCATTTCCGATCTCGGGGCCGAAGATTTGCAGCAAGCAGATTGCCGAGCTCACGCCGTGCCATCACCGGATAAGATGCAAAGAGGTGATCGCTATATTCTTCACCTTCACTGCGCGCATAAGTGAAATCAGCACGCTCTGGAAAGAAATTAAGCGCGATCTCCTGCCATAGGCTATCAAGGTCTCGCTTTCGTCCGAACATGGCGTCACCCATGCGGATAACCTCACGGGCCCGTGAATCCATTTTTAAATTTTCCTATGGAGATTGAGTGCGCTTAGGCGCCGAGCTTCTGGCCGCTTGAGCCAGTAATGCCTTTAGTCTGATCAGTCAGGATGGTAGAAAGCCGCCCGCGCCGGTTAATAGCTGCTTTTCTAGTGCGTTGTGCAGCCGATGCCATATCAGCATCCGTTTCCGTTGGCATGCGAATTGGCCGTGGCTTCTCGATCTTCGGTGTTTCCACCTTAGGTGCTGAAAAAAGACCGCCCATTATCTTCGTCCTCTCTTTGAATTTGAATAACCTAACACTACTTTCGGGGCTGATGATCGGTTGATCTCTCGGCGCACCGCTTGGTTTCCTGGAGCAAGGCACATCACAACCGCATCACCTTTGTCCGGGGATCTTCCAAGTCGCTTCTTGATGTCATCTTTGCTTTCGATTTGAATGCCATTGGTTTTGACATCAAAAGTTGGTGTGGCCAAATCAGCAAGAAGCTCAGGATCATCAGGCAGTGCAATGATAGATCCGCCATCGCGATCTGGATTGAGTTCATCGCGAAGGCGCCACCAAGCTTCAGCCCTTGCATTCACCCAGCGCATTCCATTGGCGCCGATCGTCGTTGACTTGTTCGCGCCATTGAAAGCTTGATAAGCGATCCCATTTTCCTTTAACCGCGCCGACACATCGCCGCCATATCCGCCGCCCATATCGACAATAACTGGTGCATTAGCGCGCCGATGCGTTACAACACCAGCTGTCATCTCTGACGCTCGCTTCAGCGCCCGCTCTGCGGAAGCATTCGGATCATCATCTGGCTTGGCTTCATTCGCCTTAAGAGAAACTAGCGGCGCATACCAGCCGCCATGACGCCAGACAAGAACCGCCGCATCGCCACCGCCGCCGGCAGGATCTATCGCCATGGCTGTCATGTCGAAATCTCGCCATCCGTCTGGTTTCCATCTAGCTTGCGCAGCTTTAATCCAGGCCGTTGGAATGACCTGGCTCTCAGCATCGCGAAACTGCGTCTTAAAACCACCCATAAGCAGTGAGCGGTACGGCTCTGGCATAGCATCCAATTGCCGTTCATAATCGCTATCGATGTAATATGGGTTGTCTTTAGTCGATGCAGGGATGTAAGTGCGGGATGTTGGGCGGACAACTTTGCCCCTTATCTCACGGGTATCATCCGGCCCATCCACCCACTCATCATTTCCATCTGCATCTGAAATCACCCAACGTAATTCACCAGGCTGCGCTGGCTTGGGATAACGATCATCAAGCCAAGGCGCAAACATGCGTACCACCCAAAGCCCTTCGGCTTGCAAGGGTGGATTTGTCGCCAAAACAGTTCGGCACCGCTGGTTTGGATCTTCAGTTCTCACCCACCCCATCATGAAGCGGATCTGGCTCTCAGCGAATTGTGTGGCCTCGTCTATGGCGAGAAGATCTCGCCCCTGCCCCATCGTCCCCTGTTCATCGCCTACGCGGTGAGCGGCGCGGAAATAGATGATCCTGCCGTCTTTGGTTCTTAACCTGGGCGGTGGCGATCCATTGAAACCATCGCGGCTTCCATGTATCTTGAGAGCATCTTCGATGATGCGATCAAGTCCGCCATATTCACGGCGCATGATCAGCGTGCGCTTGTGCTCATTAAACGCAAGGCCAAGGATAAGGGCCGTTTTTCCCCCACCCGGTTGTCCCCCATAAAGAATGCAATCTGCCTTTGAATGGTATGCCAGCGTCTGCGGACCAGGATTTGGATGAAATCTGCCCATCCTGGCCTTCACCGCAGGCATGCTCTCCAGCGCTTTTCTCTTGTCTGCTGGAAGTCCTTCAATCAGGCGTTCGATAGCCTGGAGATCTGCAAGAGTTGCGTCCATTCTAAACGTTAATAACTGGAGCCGCGCATCTTACGTTCATCAGCGACTTCGCTTTCTTCTTCGATTTGAACTGATCAGAAACAACACCAATCAATCCCTGGGGTTTGCTCAGCATTGATGCGAAACCGCCCGTTGGAAGTTTTGACAAGCCACCCATTGTGAAAAATCCTCTCTCAGCCGCTCCAGATCACTCTCTAGCAGGCCATTGTCTATGAACCACTGCTCGCCCCATGCTGGGGCGATCGCCCGTCTATGGTGCCTTTCTACAGGCACAGCATCAATCCCAAGAGCAAGAGCGCAAGCAAGGCGGTGAGCGCCGCCGAGAAGTTCGCCGTCAACATCGATCGGAATTGCATATTGCGGAAGAAATCCATATTCCCACATTAACTTGATGAGATTGCGACAATCCTGAACATATTGATCTGTTCCTGACTTGCCATCCATGCCGAGATTGATTTTGGCATTCGCTGCCTTGCGCTGCTCAATATGCCAGCGATAAACTCGATCGCTATCAGGATCTCCGCCATATCTGAGATGAGCAAAAAACCTGTGCTTTATAGCTACATCCCAGCGCCTGTGTGATATCAGATCATGTGTTGATATCACGTATCAACCTCATCATATAAGAACTTGCCTGCAACATTGGTATTATTCTCATCAACATCAAATACATGAAGTGCTAATGATGTAAGTGGCGGAAAAACCAAGCCAGCCTCTTGCGCAGAGAATTCTCCAACAGGAAGCTGCCATACACGCTTTGTCAGCCAAGTTCCACCATTCAACCTGCTACGGAGATGAACGCGAGCAGCTGTTTGCGAATCGCCGGCAGATCGGGAAACAGTAATAACCACTCCCTTAATCCGCAACTGTTTTCCAGTTGGAACACGATATGTGACCTGCTGCGTTTGCCCATACTCGATAGGAATATAGGCAAGAACGTCATTTGGATCGTTTGGGGCGCCGCTACCAGTATCGCTACCATAGGTAACGTAGACATTACCCCTTGCCGCAACCGATCCGCTTTCGAATGCCCGGTTGCAATCAAGTCCATCTCCCGTATCAGAAACTCTAACGCGACTTAAACCATTCAGGGTTATTTCAGGAGATTGCTCATTCCCATTAGCATCAAGATAAGGAACAGTGATAGCAACGTCTGTATCGCCGGTATCGTCACTAACTACATATATGGTCCCAGCAACAGTTGGGAATGTCTTTCTGGCGGTGCCGCTTACATTGTCCGATCCCCATGCCCATAAATCGGTGCCTGTGTCAGCTGAATCAAGGAGATCGACATATCCAAATTTTGCATCCTCTCTCATGCCGCCAAGGCGTCCGAATGCTAGATCTAGATCAGAGCTAACTGTTCTGACTATTGCAGCATCGGCGTCGGCAGCTATATTTGCTCCAAGCGGGGCATTTAGCGGCTGAAAGGTGCCATATGTCGTCTGGAGATGAAACCTGCTTTGTGCCGATGCGCCATTTGTATATCTGACACGAATCCATCGGCCATATTTGCGCCCGCTATGAGGAGGCTTTGTTGGCCCCGCATCAAAACCTCCAACAGGAAATGTTGAAAAATTCGAGCCGCCATCGTGGGAAAAATCAACGAATATCGTTCCGTCAACATCTGTATCTGCAGTGATTGCAAAATCAGGGCTGTCATTCTCTTCCCATTCTCCGGTATCGCTTTCGCCTGCGCCAAGCGCAGTTGAAAAGACATTCACCGCGCTTCTGCCTGAAATAGGAAGCATAGGAAGTGCGCCGGCGTACCATGCGCGGCCCCGGTTGGAAGTGCTCATCAGAAGTGCTGTCCCTTAATTCCGCCACCACGGTGGGGGCGAGCAAAATTGTTGCAAGTTGCTCATCCCCATCTGCGCGGGTTCGCATGCATCTTGATTGGCAAATTCGACAAGTTTAGCGCGGGCGGCGTCGATTGATTGATGCTGAACGTCGAGTTCAATGATAGGTATGCCACGCTCACGAAGCACATCTTTCGCTAATGGAATGCATGCCTGCATATGCGGAACTTGGTGTGACCTGTTCTCATGTGCCGTCTCTGGCACTTTCTCGCGATCCCGATTGCGCTGAAAAAGCGTTTCGAGATCAGCTTCAAGGAACACTACACCGACGCTAACCGGCATTGTCCATAGGGCATTGCTGATCAGGTTGATATCCCGGCCCATTTCGTGAAGCCGCCAGCCGAAGCCGAGTATGCGCTGAACGAAACCTGTCTGGATAAAGGTGCGATCATCATGCATGCGGTGAACAGTTGCCATCTTCTTCGCGGAACGATCGTTCATGCGAAGAACGGCTTCAAAGCTTGGGTGATCCTGAATGACCTCACATAGGTTTGTGATCTCATCAAGGAATAGGCGCCAGCTTCCTACTGGAGGCTTGCCGTCCCATGTCACACTGCGATCTTTCCAGAGAGGGTAGCAAAGGCTTGACTTTCCAGATCCTGGACAACCGGCGACATCAAGAAACTTCATGCGGGAACCTTATCCCTCATTCTCACAAGTTCAGCTGGCCGGTGCCGACGAACAATAGTTCGTGAAAACTTGTGCTCCTGATACCCGTCATCCCATGACGCAATGACTTCTCTTTCATTGGTTTCGACGACCATCATCACCGGACCTATGCCGTGAACCAATCGACACTCATCACCAACATCTAGTGGCGGAAAGTCGTGCGGAGTTGGATCTTGTGCTTCTAACTTCTCGGCGGCGCGGAGCAACTCTTTAGGAAAGGTTCTGTTCTTTCGTGTCGTGAACAACTCGTCTAGAGGCTCATCTTTGAGCTGCCGAAGTCGATACCGAGCATGCATGTTCATGGCAGGAACACCCAGAGCGAAGAACAAAAGAATCAGTATGCCTATGACTAGCTCATCAGTCATGATAGGAACCTTTCAATCCAAGGGTTTTCCGCTCGAGACATATCAAGAAACTTCATGCGTAAAACCGTGCCACCGTCGCGTCTACTGAACTTGCCTCAAAAACTCGCTTCGCCTCAATGTCACGCAAACGTGGAATGATTGAATGAACCTGACTATCTATGTCCATTTTCCGCCCACTATAAAGCCAACAGATAATCGTGCCTTTGGTTTCACCACATGCGATAATAACACCATCGTCATAACCATCATGTAACGATTTTGCTTCAACCACGCAGATGTCTTGTTGACCAGAAATCAATGCCTTTATGCGATCAACATAGGTAAGCAATCTCGCAGCACGATCGCTCATGACAAAAATCCTTCAATCCAAGGGTTCTCCGCCCGGATATGCGGATCATTCGGCTTACCGTTGCTGCCCGGAAAAGTTATAATCCGAGCATTATCTGGCAATGTCTCACCCCATACGCCAGTGCGCTTGTCTTCTTCGCGCGCCAGGCGGTAAACACCATCGCTGCCATCAACATAAGGGACATCTGCGCCGAGCTGATCAGCAAGCCACCATTGATCGTCACGAATCGTCATGGGATGAACTTGCGGATCGAACTTGCTCCACAGCTCAGGCATCGTGCCGCAGCGATGAAGAACGAAGCTGGTATTGTAATAGGGGCGGCCAGGCTTCTCCGGGTTCTCCCATGGTATCCGCGCGGGATTGCGCCAAAGGACGAGATCGGCCGTTCGAGATGCGATGCTATCTAGGCTGCCAACGATGATCGTATCAAGATCCAGTTGCAGAACCTTCTGGCCAATCATCCTCGCGCCGTCAGGATGGAATGTCATCAGGCGAACATAGCAGCGGCCCGAAACATGGGTTCCGTAATCTATCGGAATTGCTCTGATATCAGCATCATCTTCGAACAATTCCGGACGATCCGTGATAACAGCGAACTCATGCTGCGAGCTCAGATTTGAGCTTACCTGCCGCTGTAAACGCCTGACATCATCGGGACCGTACCACTCTTTGCCTACATGTTTGTTATCAGCGTCAGTCCACCAATATGTGATGACAGTCAGTGAGCTCATGCCGGCACCACGCGGAGAATTCTGTAATCAGTGACATAGCCGGCCTGATCTCGATCGATCTTCCAGCCGTCAAGCCCTTGCTCAATGAGTTCACGCGAAACCGCCCATTTGTGATTGGCGACGCGTGCCGTCAAGACGATAGCCTGACGGGAAACGCGCTGTAGCTCGTGAAGCATTGCCTTGATGCCATCAGGGCCGCGCTCTTCGATAAGCCAGCGTGTGAGCCGGATACACAGCGAGACATCAACGGATTTGTCCTTCAGCCCAGTTTTGCAGACATCGCCGGGAACGAGCTGCCCTTTGCCTTCAATGCGGAGCGGCAGGAAAGCATTGTGCTGATTGCAGGCGGCAACCCATTCTTCTGCCTTCTTCTGCGGAAGGAGCTTCAGTGCTGATTGCACCAGCATATCTGGCTGGCGATCCATGCCTATGAAGGGAAGCTCGTTCTCAACATACGCCTTCAAGAAGCGTCCGGTGCCAACAGGGCAATCCAAAACATGCGTTCCAGGAGTGAGCTCTTTCAGCCAGCTCTCAATGAGCTCCTGCTCTATCGTCCATTTTGGATCGTTGACGCGCTTGGCGTCATAGTTCGCGGCGACATCGCCGAAATATTTTCCTGCACCGCTCATTTGTGCAGACGGAGCCGAAACTGGCTCAAGGTATTCCATCAATGCAGATGTCACTTAAAATGGTTCCTTACCCAAGGATGTTGCGCTTGAAACTCTGGCTGACTTGGCGAACGATCGCCGGGAGTGAACACAATGCGCGCATTATCAGGAAGCTCTGATTGCACGCCGTTCCCCATTGTGCCGTTGACGAGACGGCCGGCACCATATACGCCGTCATAGTCCGTCCATGTCGCTACTTGCGACCAATCCCATCCGGGCTCTGGATAGAACGCGTTCATGCGCTCGGATATCCAGCATTGTTCCGCGCCGCCGAACCTGCGATTAAGCCAGCCAAGGCAGGATTTATCGAAATCGCGCCAGAGAAATTCCGTCGCGCCGACGGAAAACAACTGAAGGCTGCCCTGGATGTAGCCGCGCTTGCCGCCTTCTTCATAATTCGGGTTCATCCACCAGACTGATGGCTCGCCTCGCTCAACGAGCGGATCAAGATTGCCGGTGACGACGCAATCAACATCCATCAGCAATACGCGCTCACCTTCGGCAGCGATCCCGCCAGTCTTGTGAGCCTGAAGCTTCACCAAGCATGTGCCGGGATGATGCTTCTCCATGTCGAGCGGTATCGTCTCCATGAAGTCGATCAAGTCCGGGCGATGGGTGACGCATACTCGACGATGAGGCACAGTCAGATTGCGCTCAACCATCCGGTTCCATATGCGAACATCATCCGGCGAGATCTGATAGGAGCGCTGGCGAGATGGATCTACCCAGAAGAAACAGGCAACTGTGATCATCGACCACCGCCATTCATACGAATAACCGTTCCTGTCGTATAGCCTTCATCAACATAAAGCAGGTGATGAACCATCTTGGCGACTTCGAGCGATGTCAAAAACCTTTTCTTCGGATGCTCTTCGCGGCGGCGCTCAAGGTTCTTCGTGTCTTCACGCCGTAATGTCATGCCGGCATCACCAATGATAGATGGAGCGACACAGACGAGTTGCTGATTTGGCTTCAGCTTCTTTGTCTCAACATAGCGATGGAGCGCTGATTTCGCAGCGGCATATATATCGTCATAGCTCCATGAAAAACCACTCTCAGAGCCTATGATGCAGATGCGGGCGCTATCCTTAAGGTTAATGATGTTCTCACAAAGCCGCAGCGGGCGAAGCATATTTGTTTCTAATGAAGCTCCAACTTCAAACGGGCTCTGATCTATGTACGGTTTCGAATGGAGCACGCCAGCGCAGAGAAGGAACTTATTGCAATCCCCGTTCCACTCAGCATCCTTGCGGGCCAAGGGGATGATTTCCTCGCCTTCAGGAAGGAGCTGGATAAGCTCCTGAACGATCTTTGAGTTATATCCGGTGACGGCTAGCATTATGCAGCTACCATTTCCTTGTCACTGATCATCTCAACAACATCCGCCGCCGCTCGGCAAGCCGTTCCAAGTTTCCCGGAAAATATGCTGAAAACCTGATCATCATGCTGAGTAACAAGCGTCGGCCTGCAATCCGTTTGCTCCTGATCGGCGAGAACCGCGCGGACTGTATAGGTAGAACCTACGTGCTTTGCCGCTTCAATTCCAGGGATATATTGCGATAGATCTTCAATTATCCTACGGAAATTGGTATGCTCTGGATTGACGATCAATCCTTTGTTGATCAGCGCGGCCAGGTAATCTGGAATCAGCGCTCGATATCCAACATTCGTCAAATGGTTTGCATGGACTACATGACCAACAATATGCATCTCGGTATTGTCCAGCGGATCAATGCAGCCAAACGGGCCATCGATAACCACGATGCTCTGCCCGGCGAATGCATCAGGCATCAACACAAGCGGGCGCTCGACAACTTGGAACCGATAGCGCTGCCTCGGGCAGCCCATTTCAGTCAGAACTTCATTGAGCGAAGCATATGTTGCAACAACGATCTTATCGAACCGGTTGCGCATATTCAGCGCCGCGGCATGGCGGAGATGAACCTTAATTCCGGCTCGGCTTATCTCCTGATGCACAATCTGCGAAAGGCGCGAGAAGCAAACCCTTGGCTCATCGACTAAGAACGTTCCGTCCTTAACCTCGGAGAATGATAAGCCCTCATTATCAATGAAATTCCTGAACTCATTGCGGCTTACTCGGCTGCCGACTTCCGGGATTACATAGAACTGATCGCCGCCTGGAATGATCGCATCGCCGAATTCGTCGCGGAATGACGCGAAAGCTCTTCGGCACTCTCGCCCCGTTGCTGCATCTCGCGGATAATGCGCGCCGCGGTGTAGGCGATTGAATGAACATGCCGTTGCGCTCACCATGAGATCATGTTTGACCTCAAAAAGATGAACATCATGCCCGGCGCGCCCGGCGTAGATTGCCGCAGTACAGCCGAACAGTCCGCCGCCAAGGATTGCGATCTTCATCGAGATTAAAAATCCTCGGGTGGTGGCTCAAACAATCCGCTCTCCTGCGCGGCAAGTACCTTGATCCCGCGGCGTGTTGCCTCCCAGATGAAATACTGAGTGCCGGGACGCTGCCGCTCATACTCCTGCGGCCCCTTCTGAAGGATACCCCACATGCCGATTTTCTTAACACCTAAACGCTCAGCATCCACAATTGCCTTGGCAAAAATGAACGCGATCGAGCTGGTGAACATAAACGGACAGAAGATGTTTTTCATCTCCGCTTCTGGATAGAGCCTGCCGCCCGGCATATGCTGAAGAACGGTTTGATCTCGCATCCAGACGACAGGCTTCTCCCCGCTCATATCTTTCTTCCGGGCTTGATCTTCAAGCCGACGGATGTAATCGTAGGTTCTCGTTGGGTGAATGGCAGGCTGGTGGATTTCAAACCACTCATCCCAGCGAGGCAATGTCCGCATCTCGATATTGTGCGGTGAACACGCATAGATCATAACGCCAGGATCATCAAACGGCGCAGTCTCAACGGTAGCTGGATGGCTGCCAAGGATCGCGATTGTATGATATTGGCTTTTTACTGGTCCCGATTCCGAGATGATCTCAGCGTCAGAAACATTTGCGGCTGGCGAATTGTTATCACCAGCCGCTACAGTCGAAACATTATCCAGCATGCTTTAAATGCCAGCTGTGCCAGTGTCTGTAATGATACCAAAGAAAGTATTCCCAGATAAATCACCGACACCAGTATCAACCTGGCTAATTCCTCCCGAAACGACGCCGCCAAAGGTGCCACTAGCAACGAGCGCACCAGTTGTGACATTGATATAGGCTATCGGAGGCTCTCCTGCTCGAACTTGCGATTGATTGATGAAGCCCGTGTCAGACCGTCCGTCAAACGAAATGATTTTTACATTGCGCTCCGGTCCAACCTGAGAGCTGATTACATTGAGATAGCCGCCGGGGCCAATACTGCTTGTCATCTTTGTTCCATACGCAGCGTCCCTGGAGCACCAAGGATGAGCCGCGTCCCTTTGCTGTTTAATCTATTGAGAGAAATACGCCAACTGTTGGCCCGTATGAACCGAACTCTTCTTGATGCGCGGGGCCGCATGGGCCGCCTGCCGCCATCACATTCCCGTCCTCCGAAGCCCAGTCCTTTAGGGCAGGGAAATATCACATCAAAGACTGATCCGCTTTGTAATGGCGCCAGCAGGAGGCCCAGCCACTCTGGCCGTGACATCAACCGCTGGGGATGTAGGAACAGCCGGGATAGCTTCATTGGCTTCATACCATGTGAAGCCCCACGTTGCGCCCCATGTGCCACCCCAACTATCAGCTCCTAATGATGCTGGTATCTCAGCTGTTTCCCCTTGCGTCGCAACTCTCGCTGTGTTCTGCACCGCAGGTGATGTTGGAACGCGGGCTGTGATCGTTGTCATTTATGCGGGCCGCCATGTATCAGCAGCTCCAGTATCGCCGGTGCCGGCAATCAGCGTTGCGTTCACATATCGAATGTTGACGCCGTGGCCGGTATCGTTGTCATCCCAGACAGCTGCCGCCACTTGAGCAGCGGTGGGCACCTGAATGCCGGTATCCGTGTCGGCTAAAATCACAGCCAGGCGATTGTTAATTCCGGTATCGGATATGCTTTTAACATTGACGCCCTGGCGCAAACGGCCAAATGTCCCTGTATCGCTATGGCCAGTGTCGCTCTCGTCCCAAACGCCATCGGCAACTTGTGCAACAGCAGCTGTGGAAAGCGTGTCAACGAATATTCCAGCACTAAATGAAACGCCGCCACTGCCATCCGTCGCCTTGCCCAGGACATCTGCCGCACCTGTGTCGCCATCAATGTACTGAACATCCGATAGGACATACTCACCAAACGACCCGGCAGTTGTGTGATCGGCGCGAACACCATTCCACACCGCATTGTTTACAGCGCCGGTATCGACAGAAGCTGTTGCCGGATCACGAAGAAGCTCCCCATATGTGCCTGTGTCTCCATGATCTGCTGTAACAGAGTTCCAAACTGCATTCGAGACGGCACCAGTATCCAATGTTGCCGTTGCGTCAGACTGCAAGCGTCCCGTATCATACTCATCTGCCATTTGTGCGACATGCACTGCGGCGCCAGTATCTCCAGATACCTGAACAACATTGGCGCGCTCTGTGCCGATCTCGAACACGGCAGGGAAAAATCTTACCGTCCGACCATCAACCGTGATGGAATCCACTCCAATATGATATTGAGAGCCTTCATCGAAGAAGCCGGTATCATCAGCCGTATTGAATATCGAGATCGAGAACCGATGTAGTCCGACGCGATCGCCATACTGCCCTGTGTCAGAGATCAGTGAATAGCCGCTATCCGTAGCACGGGGTGTGGCGCCACCATTCTTGAAAATTTCTATGTCCGAAACCGCAAGCGTTCCGCCGATCCCGATGCTCGCACCGCTGTCATTAAAAGTGGAGAATGGCACATAGAGAGTGTCGCCGGGGCTTGCCGCCGTCAGCCCACCAGGATCACGCTTGCCGTAATTGATTGTCATATTAGTGCCTTACTAGGCTCCTTGGATTAAGTAGCACGCTGTGTGTTAACCCTTGTCCAACTGTAAGCTGCTGATCGCCGCCGCCTTCATCGTACTCAACCACCAATCTGGGTTCGTTTAAGACAGGATGGATAAAGCTCCCAACCCCTAGACTAGAAGACGCGCCCGAGAATGGGAAAGTATTGCGTGTAGGCTGTACAATGAACATAACGTCATTGCTGCTCACAAAGTCCGTACGATCAATAACTTCCTGAAGCGGCGCAGTTGCCGGGAAAAGCATAGATGGTCCCGAGCTAGGCGTTCCCGTCAAGGACTCATAGGCAGTAGTTTTAGTTCTGTTTCTGATATTACCAGGCGAGGTATTTATGGCAGCAGCATCGGCAACATCATTACAGAATACCCGAAGACTTAAAGGACCTGTGACGGCTAAAACATCCAACAGCAACTCAGCGCTGGTCAGAACAGATCCCTGCGGTATCGGCAAGGTTTGGAATCGAAATCCTCCAGTAAACATGAATTGGACGGTTCCGGCTAGCGATACTCCCATACCAACACTATAGGCATCTATTAGCGAGGAAGCTACTATGTTGCTAGAAGATGTCGTAAATACCCGAGCCTCAAACTTGTCGTCAGCATTATCTGCAATAGACTCATTAACTGTCGGGTCAATCGTTACAGGATATGTGACTTCTCCTTGCCAGGCTTTAAGTTTATCCTTACGAAAACTTCTTTTATGCGCAGCTCTTCCTGTCCACGTGACAGTTAGCACGTCATTATCATAGGAATCAACGAGCTCAAGAATTCGCCCTTCAGCATCGAAACCAACGCTAGGCCGGAGAAGCGATTTAGCTCCAGTAACGGTCCACTTAAACTCGCGAGGAGCTCTCTCCGATCTAAGAATCAGCCCGCAGTAGATACCTCCAGTGATAGGGGAAAGGACACAATCCGTGTCAGTGAAAATCTTCTCCCAGGTGTAAAGCCGCTCGTCTTTAACCTCACAAGAGTTGGAACTAGCTACGTGGAGAGAGACCTCAACAAAAGTCCCGTCAGGCTTAGTGTATCTATAGGATGGAGTTTTCGGGTCAATTCGAAGCGCAAACGGTGCGTCATCTATGAGGTAATGGCCCCGGTCCATACGACCTTTAAGGCTAATATCTCTAAGCTTGCCGTCTTTGGTGTAGTGAAGAGGTTTATAACCGGCAACCACCCGCCGTTTGCCGCCCCCAAGATCAAAAAGTTTAGAGTGGCGCGTACGACGAGATAAAAGCTCTTTAGGTTGAGAACCTGAGCTTCTTTCCGTCAATGATCTGTGCGGCTTTTTCCGGGTCAATTGGCCAGCCCTTTGAGCTAAGCAGAGTAAAGTGCTGCAATGGGTTCTTCACAACATCTGCGACTTTGAGAACTGTAAACGAATTTACACTCTTACGATCGCGCATAACACCTTCGACATGATTGAAGGTATATTTCAGATCCCCTCCTATGTTATGCAATGCCTGGTCTGTGCCGAAGAAGGCTAAGAGAGAATTCCGAATTTCTTCCTGCTGCCGGGTCATCATAACGATGTTATATTGTAAGTCAGGGATAGCCGGTAAACGGTATAGTCCGCCATACAGAATTTTGATAAGCTTACCGGCATAAGGCAAAGGGAAATCTTTTTTCCGGTAAGCTGCCTGATCCAGCTCCATATACTGGGTGTTGGGAACATAGTCAGGATCGCCAAATCTAGAATTCATGCTTACATCTCGGGCAGAGGAGTAAGCCGCATCCATTCCACCGGCCTCAAGCGCTTCCATCATACCCGAGGTCATACAGCGCATGAACCCGGAAACAACATAAACGGCCCTCATCAGCCAGTATACGACCATATATAAAGGCGACCCGATACAGCGGCTCCACCTGGCGTTACGCGAATCCTCAAACGCTCCCCGGCCGATACAATCGGGAAATATTGATCAACGCCCGTGTCACTTCCATCGGGTGAATGTCCCGGCTGTAATGGGACACGCAAGAAATCCGCGCCGAGGCAATCGATCTCGCTATAAACGAGGATATTATCCCCGGTGTCACCGTTTTTCGGTATAAGCCAGATTGATAAATCTGCTCCGGTGTCTACTGTGTCTGGGTTCCATGCCATCTGCTGAATAGCACCATGAAATGATGGCCCCGTATCTGTCCATGTTCCAGTATCGGTGTCAACCTCGAAAATTTGCCGGCGGAGTGGCATGTCTCAAACCTTATGATTTATTGAGGATCATCATCCTGGGAGACTTTAGCCTCCCGGAAGATGTCAAGAACGGCGCGGGCGAGATCGCGAGATGAACTTTCTGGAACGAGTGCTTCACCATCTTTTCCTGTGAGCTCAGACTTATCGGCAAGACCGAGATCCCGCGCGATGATATTGGCATTTAGGAGATCAGCAGCAGCTCCCGTAAACTTCTGCTCAAACAGAATTTGCTCAACTCTCTCTGTGACAGGAAAAAAATCATCCTTATCACGGTAGTTACGCCATGTCCTACTTGTTATTCCCAAGAAGTTACACAGGCCTTCTACCGTCATTGCGCGAATTTTACTGTACTCGCCGCGAATGATTTCTCCGTTGTGGGAGAATAGCTTTTCCGCCTTTAGCGGGTTCTCGTCTGTCCACTGAAAGTATTCTACGCATGCGCTCCAAAGCTGATCCGGATTATCAAAGGCTGGGTTCGTTCCGTGCGAGCTGCGCGCCTCCCAAAAACGATTTCCCTTAGGAGCGGCCACTAGGCGTACCTCATCATGTTCACGTCGTAGACTTTGCTATGATACGACATAGGCTGCGACATCAAGAGGCTGAGCCGTTCCCATTGACGCAGCACGCACTTGTAGCTGTGTCCCAGATGATGCGGTTCTAAAGATCGGCATTTGATACATTTGGAACATCGCTTCTAAAAAATTAGTTCCAGTGAAAACTGGGGGGCCTATGATAGTAGAGCTTGATCCGAATTCGAATTGATAGCTGGTGCCACTTGATGCATTATTATCATTCTCACCTTGAACTGCCCATTGCACAGCATATGTCTCTGATGATGTTGTGCCTCCGAGATTAGTCCACGATGAAAATGAACCGGAATTCCCACCTGTATGCATCTGTCCAATGCTGTTGTCTGTATCAACGCCAATCGCTTCCACTGATGTTCCTGCCCACCAGCTTCCTGGATTGCTATTCCCCCCTATACAATAGACTGTTACGCGCCCCGTTATATCAGACGTGTGAGATGTCTGCGCTCTGGCTCCAATTGTTGCGCCAGATGGGATCTGTATTGGGAACGCATACGTTCTGTAAAAAAATATCCCATTCCCAATATTCGACGTTCCTGTCCACCCCACAAGCAGATTAGGAATCAATAAGGTCCAGTCTGTGCCCCCAGCTGGATCTATCATTATATCCATGAGGGCGGATACATTTACTCCAGACGAATTGAAATAGTTAATTCCTATGTAAAGAAGCTCGACATCATGAGAAACCGGCGCTCCCAAAAGATCAACCACCGATCCTTTTGTGTTGTTCGCATCTGCTGTGACCAATGACCCATACAACGAAGCACTGGGTGTTGATGGCAGATTGCTCGTAAAAGCCGTCCATGATGGTGGCATAGTTTCATCGCCGACAGGACCGACGCCTCTAGATGATAATGCGAAAGGAGAGTTAAACCTAAGAAACAAGCTCATCAGGAATACGCCCCGCGGTAATCATCAATGTCTGGCGTATCCGATATGATAACGCTTTCATCGCTTTCGAGCATGCGCCTGGTTTCTTCTTCGAATTCTTCTTGAGTTAGCGGGCGGCGAACTGGAGCAGGGACCGGTGTTGCCGTTAAAACTGGTGGCGGAGCAGGCTCAGGAGCCCTTGCAACACCTTCAACTTCTGGAACTTCCACCATATGGACGATGCTCTGTGTCGGCGCCAGTAAGCTCCTGAGCCTGTTATACATCGTTTTGGCATCAGCTTCCGCATGGTGGGCGGAGAAAACATCAAGGCTTTCATTGCCTTGATGGGTGACGATGATGAGATATGAAGGACGATCAGACATTAATTCACCAGATGAGGCTTCCATAGCCCCCGGATAGCAAGATCTGCAATCTGCTCATCGGCAAGCTTAAATGGTGCAGGCACAAGCATTTCCTTACCATTGATTATAGCAGCGAATAGGAAGAGCACAATGCCTGTGCGAGGATATTCCTGGCATATGATATCACAACTCAAAGTTCCGGCCGGTGCCCCTGAGTTTGCAAACGCATTCTGTGCATGCTGCCATGCGACATCAAATATCGGCCTGGCCTTAACAACCTTGCGCTTGAACTTCTTGCCTTCGATCTCCTCGACTGGCGTTGTCAGTCGCGCTTGCTCCTGGTACTTCGATACCGGAACGACACGATAGATGAGATCCATCCCTTCAACAGGCTCTCCTGATTGGTGGTTTAATGGCATGTATGCGAACCCTTTAAGATCATACAATCCAATAAAGCACCGCTATAGCCGATGCAATCAGCAAGGCGATGGCAATTATTTGCGCTTTATGCATTGCTGCCGCCCCCGTTGCCTGGGGTGATCTTTGATATCACTGCGGCCGGGAATTTTGATTTCATCATTTTACAAATTCTCCTCGCATCGTGATCTTTGATGATAGCCCATATGAGGCACTTGATATCAGATCCTATTTTGTCGCCTTTGATCTCAATGCCTATTAGGGCCTCCATGTCTGGGATGGAAAGGCCTATTTTATTGAGCTCAGATGAGAGTTTATACCTATCTATTTTCTGTTGTTCAATGGTTGACATCTGGCTCCGATGTCGCTATATTAAGGACATAGGGTTGGTGATGAGACCACCTAATTGATGGAAAGACCACAATGACAAAAATAACTATCGGACAAGTTTATTACTTCGGATATCGCCGTACTCCTAACGTTGTTACCCGTGTAATTCCCCTGGAGAACGACAGTCAACTTATTGCCTACATCGAACTAAAAGGTCCACGCGGCGGAACATCCAGAGCTTATGTCAGGAAAGACGGATCATGCAGAAAGATATAACTGTAGATGCGATGTACTGGGCCCAAATCGGAGACAACCGATTTGGGCCTCTTATTGCGGAGTTAATCGAAGGTTTGGCCGATAGCGAAGACCCTCACTTAGTGAGAAAAGTTGCTCGGCGCCTCCGCATGTTAGCCGGATCACTCGAATCAATGTCCCATAAAATGGCAGAGAAGCACCACGATAAATGGACTTGCCCAATGTGCACACATGGATCTGTCTTCTCTACATGAATAATCTCTTAAGACAGCGCTTAAGCGCTGTCTTGATGGACTATTCAACCAGAAGGAGACTACAAAATGGCTATGAAAATACGCGGCGACTGGTACGAAAGCGGCTATCTTTGTGACCTGGCACCACATTATGTGCTGATCGGCGAAGA